CTTTGTTACTTTTAGCGGAGCCACAGGTTTTGGTGGCAACGTCACTGCCGCAGTTATTGACCAAGAGTACCAAGTCACAGTCATTGACTTAAATACGTACACAGTCACCCTACCTGTTGTGGCAAATGTGGCCGACAGTATTTATTTAGACCTTGACTTTGTAACCCCAGACTACGAGATTTGGGAGACTGCAGAGACGGCGGTAGCCACATATCAGATCAACGTCGGAGATGAAACCCAGACGGTGCTAACCGGTTGGGGCGGTGGCGGTTGGGGGTTTGGTGGTTGGGGCGTTGGGTCTACGAGTACCACCTCTATCCGCATCTGGAACCACGACAACTTTGGTGAAGATCTGATTTACGGCCCGATTGATGGGCCGATGTACTACTGGGATCAGACCGCTGGGCTGACCACTCGTGGCGTTGCGCTCACTTCCCTGTCGGGGGCATCAGACGTTCCAACGGTGCAGCATCTTTTGGCAATTTCTGACACTTCTCGGTTCGTGCTGGCGTTTGGCTGCAACGACTACGGGTCCAGCGCACAGGACACCATGCTCATTCGCTGGTCAGACCAAGAGAGTGCCGTTAACTGGACCCCTGCAGCCACCAACCAAGCGGGCAGCGTGCGACTGTCCCACGGCTCAAGAATTGAAGCTGTAGCGCAGGTTCGCCAAGAATTCTTGGTGTGGACCGATACGGCCATGTACTCACTGCAGTACCTTGGGCCGCCGATTGTCTGGGGTACGCAGCTTCTGTCCGACAACACCTCCATCGTCAGCGATAGAGCCTGGGCGACTGCCGCAGGCGTTACTTACTGGATGGGCAACGGCAAGTTCTACCGTTACGACGGTCGGACTGAAACGCTGGTCTGCGATCTCAGGCAGTACGTTTTTAGTGATTTCAACGTCAATCAGTCGCAACAAGTTTTTGCATCCACCAACGAGCAGTTCAACGAGATTTGGTGGTTCTACTGTTCTGCAAACTCCACGACCGTAGACCGTTACGTCATCTACAACTACATCGAGAAGGCTTGGTACTACGGTAACCTGGGCCGCACGGCGTGGATTGATACGAGTGTTTCCAGCGATGTGCCAATGGCTGCGGACTACAACAGCCGCCTGCTGTATCAAGAAACCGGGGTGGATGACAACGCCACAGTCACGACCCTTCCGATTGAAGCCTACATCACTTCGTCAGAATTTGACATTGACGACGGGCACAACTTTGGCTTTGTCTGGCGGGTTATTCCTGACGTTAACTTTACTGGGTCTACGGCTACCAGCCCGACGATGAATCTTACGCTGCTGCCCTTGCAGAACTCTGGTTCAGGGTACACCCGAGGCGTGGTGCCTGTTGCGTCGGTAACGTCAGATATGTCGGTGGCGGGTGAGAACTCGTATCCAGTGGTGCGCAGTGCAACAGTGCCGGTTGATCAGTACACGGGCCAAGTCAATATCCGCGTGCGTGGGCGGCAGATGTCCATTAAGGCTTCATCAGATCAGATCGGTGTGCAGTGGCAGTTGGGTTCGCCCCGGATTGATGTGCGTCAGGACGGTAGGAAGAGCTAATGACTATCTGGGCCACCATCATCAAGCGCTTCAAAGCGCCGCCGCTGCCCAAGCCTACGCAAGACTACGACAAGGGGTATCTTGACAACCTCGTCAACATCCTGCGCCTGTACTTCAACCAACTAGACAACCTGCTGGAGCAGATCGTGACTACAACAGGCAGTGCAGTCCCAGTTTCCATTGGCGGCACCAACGTCGATGCCTTCGGTCGCCTGCGGGTCAGCAACCCTCTGACACTGTTTGATTCTTCACATCGCTACGCTGACAACAACCTCTGGGCCAACAGCATCACAGGGACTGCTGCCGCTACGTTTAATGCAAATGAGGGTCTGGTTAATCTGACGGTGGGTTCGGCCAGCGGGGATCAGATCATCCGCGAAACCATCAAGGTGTTTGCGTACCAGCCGGGTAAGAGCCTGTTGGTCATGAACACGTTTGTGCTTGGCGAAGCCAAGGCAGGTTTGCGGCAGCGGGTTGGCTACTACGGCGCAGCCAACGGCATGTACTTTGAGCGCGACGGTCTTGACCTGTACTTCGTTGAGCGCAGCAGCGTTACCGGATCTGTGGTCAACACTCGCGTGGCGCAGGCAGATTGGAACCAAGATCCGCTGAATGGCACTGGCCCGTCTGGTATTACCCTGGATGCCTCCAAGGCGCAGATTCTCTACATGGACGTAGAGTGGCTTGGTCTTGGCACTGTGCGGCTTGGCTTCATTATTGACGGGGCGTTTGTACCGGCGCACAACTTCAATCACGCCAACCTCATCACCACAACATACATCACCACTGCGTCTCTGCCCCTGCGGTACGAGATGACAAATACAGCCGCAACCGCCAGCGCAAGCACGCTCAAGCAGGTGTGCTCAACGGTGATCTCCGAAGGCGGCTATGAGTTGCGCGGCGCACAGTTGTCTGCTGGGAATGTCATCACAAGTCCAGCTACGCTGACCACTGCAGGTACGTTCTACCCGGTGGTATCGATCCGTTTGAAGTCTACCCGACTTGATGCGATTGTTATTCTGACGGCAATATCTATCCTGGGCATAACCAACAACGCCAACTACAAGTGGGAAGTTGTGGCTTCTGGGACCACAACGGGTGGTACGTGGGTTAGCGCGGGCACGAACTCTGGGGTTGAGTACAACATAACCGGCACTGCGTTCTCAAGCACTGGCGGGCGCATTTTGGCGACGGGCTTTTTCCAAGGTTCCAACCAAGGCTCCAGCAGCGTTGACATCTTGAAGGAAGCGCTGTTTGCCTCTCAGCTAGAGCGTGACCCGTTTACCGCCACCACATACGAACTGACGCTTGCTTGCACGGCTGCGGCCAACGGGAATCAGGTGTTGGGTTCTTTGGACTGGGAAGAGATTAGCCGATGAACGCGGCTATCATTAGCCTATCATTCTGGGATCTGACGTAATGGCCTACGATCCAAAATCCTTCCGTGATCAGGCCCTGAAGACGGGGTTCCAGTCGGTCTATTCCCAGCCCGCCTCTGCAGAGACGGGTGAAGCTCCGCAATATCAGGGTGACGTTGCTACGTTCGGCAATGTTCAGGTCCGTCCCTTGACGGAGTTTGTCGGGCAGAGCGAGCAAGATATTGGTACGTCAGTGCCCACCGGGCACGTGGTCAGCGTGCCGTTGACCGGCGAGTACGAAGGCTACTTTCGCAACGACATTTACGACAACGACGGCAATTTCGTCAAGACCACGGTCTCTGAACCAGACACTGACAAGTACGGCCTGAAGGGTTTAGCGCAGCTTGGGCTGACTGCTGCAAGCCTTGGTGGATTCGGCCCCGTTGCCTCAACGCTTGCAAAGGGTATTGGGGCAATCCAGTCAAAGAATCCGCTTGCGCTTCTGTCAGCAGCCACTGGGCTCCCCGGTGTGGACAAGATCTTGCCTACTATGCCGTCTGCCGTCAGCGATGTGCTGAAGTACGCGGGCCAAGCCAAGGATGTTTCGCAGGCACTGAAGGGCGATCCCGGTGCAATTTTTAGAACCATTGTTGGTGCGGGCAAGGCGGGGGCTCTACCGAAAGGCGTTACAGGCGACATCGATCTTTCTGGCAACGACGCTATTCCAGGCTTATTTGATGCGGGTGGTGAAGGTGACCCCAATGCAGGCAACCTTCCGGACTGGGCGCTTGATCCGTATAAAGATGACACTACGACAGCCACATTCAAACTGCCATCTGACGAAGATTACGAAGAGCTTGAAAGCATACTGCTACGTTACCCAGAGCAGCAAGAACCTGCTGCTGAGTTAAAAACATCCATGCCTCCGCAGGAGATGGCACGGTTCCTTGAGGCCAACATTGACGATCCCGGCACCATTGATACGTTGATGCAGGAGTATTTCCCTGAGTTGTATCGTCAGTCTATCGACGTAACGGGCACGTTGCCAAAGAAAGACGTCATCATCCCTGACTGGGACATCCTGCCAGACGCAATAACCGCCCCCCGCAGCATCCGTGATGTCGGTAACGTGACCAAGGTCAGCCCAGACGAGAAGCTGGAAGGCACCGAGATCAAAGAGCCGGATCTGGTTACAGGGTTGACTCCTACCAAAGTTGACACCACGAAGACCGATACGAAGACCACGACAAAAACTGACATGAAGACCGACACGAAGCCCGCAACGCCAAAATCTGGTATGGATCTGTCAGCATTGTTCGCACTCCTTGGTGCTATGGGTGGACAAGGTCAGGATCGGCAAACGCCCGCGCAGGTCAACGTGGCACGCGGCACACCAGAATCGCCTTACGGCTTGATGTACGATTTGAGAGGTTGATATGGACGAAGATTTTTTGGGGCTGGATTGGCTGTCAGTTGGTACACCATCTGTCGAAGATTTTGATTGGACAGACTATTTCAATCAGCAAAACGCAACGCAACTACCTGCTGGCGACAGCAGTGAGTTTCTAAATACCCTTCCAGGCTATTACGACGAGACATCTGGTAAATGGGTTATTGACTTTGCCAGCGGAACAACTCCTGGTGATATTGCAGCGGGGCCAAACGATCGCTGGAAAGATTGGAAATATGATGCGTCCAAGCAGACATGGACAGATCCGCTTGGCAAAAACTACGACCTGTCATACCTGAAGTCGGGGAAGGGCGCTTGGGATCTCATCAAGTCTTTCGGCTCCAAAGCTGCCGACGCTGCCACATCGAAGACAGGCATGGCGGGCATCCTCGCACTGCTCAGTTACCTCGACCGGCAGAAGGGCACCACCTCTGGTGGTGGCACGGCGCAAGCCTACGCAGGCCCATCCAAGCCACTCACGCCCAGCACGGTTCAGGGCAAGTACGGTCCGCTGGTGACCTACGCAGCCAACGGCGGCTTGATGCAGGCTTACGCCAACGGCGGCAAGGTGCAGATGGAAGACGGCGGCTTTGTCATGACCAAGAAAGCTGTGGATGGCGCAGGTGGTCCGAGGGGTATACAGCAACTGGTCCCCGGTGCGAGAATGATCGGAGGTCCTCCCGATCCAACAGGACGCAAAGATCTCACCCCCGCAGTGATTCACGGCCCCAACGGTCAGACCCCTGCCAAAGTTTCCAGCGGTGAAGCGTACATCCCCAAAGCTGTAGTCGATGACCAAGGCGGCGCGGACAAAATGTATGCACTGATGAATAGCCTGCAAAGGAGCGCGTAATGGCTATGCCTAATTTGCCCACCGGTTGGGAAAAGTTTTCTCCCATACAAAAGATCGACTGGTTCAACCAAAACGGTGTAACCGAAGATCAACTGCTTACCGCTGGTGTGGGGCAGAGTGACATTGACTGGATGAAGGGTCAAGGCTATGCGGGGATGACCCCGCAGCAGCAAGCTGCGAAAGCTGGTCTGACACTGCCAACTGGCTGGGACAAGTTTACTGGTGACCAAAAGGTTGACTGGTTTAACAAAAATAAGGTTACGCCCGGTCAGTTGCAAAAGGCGGGAGTTTCCGATGCGCTTATCGATACGATGGGGGACATGGGGTACAAAACTGTATCCACAAACCCTGTAACAGATACGGCAACAAACCCCACTGCGCAGCAGCAAGCTACAAGCGTAGGACTAACGCTGCCTGCCGGTTGGGACTCGTACACCCAGCAACAGAAAATCAACTGGTACAACACCAACAAGGTGTCCCCCGAAACGCTTGCGAAGGCAGGCGTCAGTCAAGCCGATATTGATTTCATGAAGGGTCAGGGGTACACGGGATCTCCGACCGGTATCACCGCGAACACCACAACCATTGATCCTTCTCAGTCCACGCTGAGTCCCAACTTTGCGCCGTACGTCTATAAGATGTTGGCGAAGGGTGAGGCTGCGGCAGATTTGCCGTACCAGCCGTTCACAGGGCAGCGTTTTGCTGATACCCCGGAAAGTCTTAGTGCGGCTTTCAAAGGAATTGCTGGATTAGCACCGCCTACTGGTGAATATCAGGGCACCAAATTTGATACTGGGCTTGGCTCGCTGAAGTCTGTTGAAGACTACATGAGTCCGTACACCACGGCTGTAACGGACATCACTTCGCGGGAGATGCGCCGCCAAGCGGACATCGGGCGGCAAGCAGAGCAAGCGCGTCTGGCTCAGGCCGGTGCGTATGGTGGCTCACGCCAAGCCATCATGGAGTCTGAGCGTCAGCGCAATCTGCAACAGCAGATGGAAGACATCACGACCAAGGGCTTGCAGGGCGCGTACGACCGTGCTATGCAGCAGCGCTTGGCAGAGTCCAAGCTGGGTCTTGAGTCGCAGCAGTTGGGTGAACAATCCAACCAATTCGGTGCCAAGTACGGGCTGGATCAGTTCGGTGCGGGGCTTCAGGGCTTGCAAGCACAGATCACAGCGGGCGAGAAGGAGCGTGCGATTGCGCAGCAGCCTTTGGACTTTGGCTACCAGCAGTTCCAAGAGTCGGTGAAGTTCCCGTACCAACAAGCTACGTACATGCAGTCTCTGTTGGGTGGATTGCCTCTGCAAGCTGCGCCGTATTCTTCAAGTCAGGGGCAGTCTGGGATGTTCTCTGGACTGCAGGGTGCACTGGCTGGGCTGGCGCTGGCTAGCGCCTTGCCAAAGTAATAAGTAAGGAACTGAAATGCAGCAAGGTATTCGCTCGGTGATGCCACAAGGGGCGCAGATGCCACAGGGGGCACAAGCTCCGATGCCCGGTCAAGCGCCTATGCAAACACAACCGATGCCGGGGATGATGCCTAGTCAGTCGGGGCCGAAGCCTGGGCTGACGGCGTTTGTACCGTCTTTGACGGGGCTTGAGATCCCGCAGATGCTGCAACTGTTTGGAGACCCAAACTCTCCTATCCCCAAGAACCGAGTGCTTGCTGCTATTGTTGAGAAACAAAAGCAGATGGCTGCACAAAAAGCGGTGCAGAACCAGCTTGCCATGCAGCAGAACGCTGGTCAACAAGGCACGATTGCAGACGCAGTTGTGGCACAGGCAGCACCGGTTCAAGCAGCGTATGGCGGCGAGATGCACGGCTACGCAGGTGGCGGTGCGGTGGCGTTTGAAAACGGTGGGCGTACTTCTGGATATGCGCCCGATTATGAAGACGCTCGGAGGTTAGGTATAGACCTGAGCCCGTATGACTCTCCGACTGTACGCGCAGAAAAGCTAGAGCGTCTTAAAAAGATGCGTGAGTTTGAGAAGTCTATGGCGGTAAACAGGGCTGATATTCCTGTTGACACCAGTAAACTGTTCCCCGGTGGGCCTCCTGAAGTCAGGATGCCAATTCCAGAGATTGAAATAGCACCTCCCGCAGCGCAAAGACCCACTGCAGGTATCTCACAGGCACGTCCACAGCGCCCCCCAGCGACACCTCCTTCACCCCTGCAACAACTCGGCAGTGCTGTAGAGCAGACGGGCACCCCTGCGCGGGATCGGTTGGCTGAGATTGAATCGGAAGGCATCGCCGGGATCAAAGCCCTGCAAGATGTGGTTCGTCAGCAAGGTACGGTTGATCCTGAACTGATGAAGCTACGCGAGGCTGCGTACAAGTCTTCACAGGATATTGCTGCACGTCGTGAGAGTGACCGGCAGGCGATGTTGAAAGCTGCGGGGGCTCCCATGTCCCAAAACCTCTTTGACAACCAAGAAGCGCTGTTCCGCATGCTCGGTGCGATGAAGGGTGGCAAGCGTATTGGTGATGCGTTCAGCAGCATCGGTCAAGAAGCTGGGGCTATTCGCGGTGAGCAGCGCAAGGAAATGCAGCGCGTGCAAGAACTTGGTCGTCAAGAGCAGATCGCTATTGACCAACTGAACCAAGCACTGGCTGATAAGCGTGTGGCGGATCGTAGTGGTGATGTAAACCTGCAACGTCAGGCAGATCTCAAGGTTGCTGAAGCTCAACTGAAGGTCACTGATCTGCGTTCTGGTATCCAGAAGGAACGTGCCACTGAAGAAGACCGTGCTAAGCAGCGGGCAATCGAAGAGAAGCGGATTGCTACCACGGTTTCTGAAGGTGCACTGGATCGTGCTTCTCGGGAGCGCCTTGCCAAAGCTGCTCAGACCGGAGATAGCCGCAAGGTGTTTGACACTCTGATGGACAATGCCCGTGCTGAGTTTGAGAAGTGGGAAAAGAGCCCTGAGGGTGCGTCAAGTGCGTTGAAGCCTGGGGTGAGAGAAGCCAAGCGGGCAGAGTTCTTGGAGAAACAAGTTGCGCTAGCCAAGGCTGCTGGTGTACAAGGGCTAGACCCCCTGCTGGCTGCGGTCAAGACTCAATCGGGTACTGGTGCAGCGCCTACTGGACAGCGCGTCGTTGACTTCGCATCTATCAAGTAATCATGCCCTACGCAATTCGCCTGCCGGACGGTACGTTAGTTCAGAACATTCCTGACGATTTGCCACCTGAGCAGGCGAAGCAGCGAATTCTTGCTGCGGGGCTGATAAAAGCACCTGAAACAACTGTCCTCGGGCAGGTCAAAGAAGGCTTCAAGGGCTTGGTGCCCGGTGCTGTGGGGCTGGTTGAATCAGCGGCTGTGGGTGCCTCTGCGCTCCTGCCTGAGGACTACGAGAAGGCGGCACGGGAGAAGATCTCCAGCATCGCTGGCGCAGCCAAGGCACCTTTCGCTGCCTCTGCAGGGTACGAAGAGTCAGTCGGGCGTAAGCTGGGCGAAGCCATCGGCTCAACAGTGCCGTTCTTGGCTGCAGGCCCACTTGGTCTGGCGGGGCGCATCGGCGCTGCGGGTCTAGGTGTTGGAGCCGGTGCTGGTGAAGCACGCGGGCGTGCCGAGAAAGAAGGTGCCACTGCAGAGCAGCGCAGCACCGCGACGGCGCTCGGGGTCATCCCCGGGGCGATGGAAGTCTTCGCACCCTTCCGCATCCTGTCTCGCGTTCCTGACGCCGCCAAGGCTCAGGGCGTGCAGTTGGTCAAGCGTGCGGCGCTTGCAGGCGGTGAGGAAGCTGCCCAGGAAGCCGCGTCAAACTTTGCCCAGAACCTGATTGCCAAGGGCATTTACAAGCCTGAGCAGGAACTCATCGAGGGGCTGGGTGAATCAGCAGCCTACGGCGGTGCTACTGGTGCCATCGTACAGGGTTTGATGGACTTGGCCTTGGGTCGTCGCGCACGTGCTGCGCAGCCTGCTCCGGGAACGCTACCCGGTGAAGCACCCGTCGAGCGTGCTGAGCGCCTTTCTGCTGAACAGGAGATAGCCAAAGCCGCAGCGCAGCCCCCTGCACCTCCGGTGCCTACCACGGCCCCAGCGCCCGGAGAAACCACAGCGCCCGAAGGGCAAGCCCCCGTAGCGCCGCCCGAAGTGCAAGTCCCTGCACCCGCTGAAGAACCTGCAGCACCGGTTGAGCCCCCCGCCGCTGAGGCAGCGCCGCCCATCGAAGAGCCCAAGGTCCGCAAGGTGGGTGAACCCCCTGCGACTGGCTTGCAGCCCGCTGACATTGAAGCCCTCGGCATCAGCAAGAAGCAGCCGATCTATCGGCGCATGCTGGGCAAAGATCTTGAGGACCCTGCGCAACGAGAAGCTGTCCTCGCCGACATCGAGAACTACCTTGTGCGGGGTAACGGCACTGAAGAGTCACGCACCAAACTGACAGAGTTCAAGGCCAAGTTTGCTCCACCTCCCGCTGCTGAAGCAGCACCCACACCGCCCATAGCGGCACCAGCACAACCGGAGACCCCAAGTGTTGCAGGACCTCAGCCAGAAGCAGGTGGAGCAGGCGTTTCAGTGGCTGTCGAACCCACTGCCGTCAGCACCGCCGAAGGAGTTCGATCTGAACCAGATGGAGTGGTTCCTCCTGTCGCGGATGTTACAGAGCCTGCTGGAGGAAAAGGAGCAGAGCCCACTGCAGTAACGCCGCCTGTTACGCCGCCCAAGCAGAAAGTCCTGAAGGGCTCCGTCGCAACACGTGTCGAAGCACTGGGAGTCAACGCCGCAGTAGGTGGTGTGCCCGATCCCAAGATCATCCGTAGCACCTTGGAGTCGATCAACGAGCCGCAAATGGCCCGTGCGGTGCTGTACTACTTGGGCGTAGACCAAGACGGTAACTTCCTCGTCGGTGCCAACAACCTGCCGCAAACACCCTCAGCGCAAGAAGCCGC